ATTATCAATATCTTCTACACTAAAATTATGTAATACTACTGTTCCAGGGAGACTAGTAATATTCATTTCGGTTACAGTGAATTGAAAATAGTCTTGATTATTTGTATCTGTTCTATAGTTGTATACACGATCAGAAACTTTTTCTAGAACACCAAATTTTGGAAGTGAAGTGATTGTATATGTTAAAGGTTGTCCTGATACACTCGTTCCTTCAAGAGTAATAGTTTTATTATTATTAACTAATGTGTTTACTTGTTGATCAATAGCAGTAGGTATGATAATTTCTAGTATCAAAACGTTTTCTTTTCCATAAAAAAGTTGTTGGGTGTTAAATGTAGTTATATATAATCCATTTGGATTTGTCAAGTAAGCTCTGGTAATACCTGAATTTGTGAACGCGTAATCTCCAATACGGGTAACACTTGCCGGAATGACAATAGATGTCAAACCTGTTGCATTTTCAAAAGCACTTCGTCCAATACGGGTAAGAGTTGATGTGCCCGTAAAGGTTATAGATGTCAAACCTGTTGCACCAAAGAACGCGTAATCTCCAATACTGGTAACACTTGCCGGAATGACAATAGATGTCAAACCTATTGCATTAAAGAACGCATAATTTCCAATACTGGTAACACTTTCTGGAATGTTTATTGATGTCAAACCTGTTGCATTAAAGAACGCATAATTTCCAATACTGGTAACACTTGCCGGAATTACATATAAATCAGTTTTTTTTCCACCAGGATATTGAATTAATATAGTTTTATCTTTATTAAATAATACTCCGTCAAGAGATGAATAATTTAGATTATTTTGGTCAACATTAATACTTTGTAAGCTTGAGCTTACTAACGCAAAATATCCAATACTGGTAACACTTGCCGGTATGTTTATTGATGTCAAACCTGTTGCATCAAAGAACGCGAAAGCTCCAATGCTTGTTACACTTGCCGGAATGTTTATTGATGTCAAACCTATGGCATTTGAAAAAGCACCAAATCCAATACTGGTAAGAGTTGATGTGCCCGTAAAGGTTATAGATGTCAAACCTGTAGCATCAGCGAACGCGAAACCTCCAATACTGGTAACACTTGCCGGAATGACAATAGATGTCAAGCCTATGGCATTTTGAAAAGCACCTGGTCCAATACTAGTAACACTTGCTGGAATAACAATAGATGTCAAACCTGTAGCATTAAAGAACGCGAAATCTCCAATAACACTATAACCTTCTATGACTGCTGCGGTCGCTTCATTTAATAAATTTGTTCCGTTAATTAAAGTTCCTTCTCCTCTAAAAATTGCGGTATAAATCCCATTAATATATGCATATTCTACTGTCATTTTATATATAATAATTTATAATAAATTATTTATATACGAAATATTTAAAAAGTCGTTAAGCCATACTGAGTTTTAACACCTCAATTAAGTTTTATGTCAAATATACAGAATATACGCAACGCTATAAGAGTTAATAATCATTATAAATAACTGGAATTGCGAATAGACCTATAAATAATAAACAAAAACAAATTTAAACTAAGTCCAAAAAATGCTTAGCAAATGCAAAACTTATTGATTTATACTAATAATCACGTTATGTTAAATTTTAAGCTTATAAATAAACCAAAGTTATAATTATTTTTCTCTAAAATATATATATGGAAAAGAACTTAGTTTCAAGTAGACATTCCCAAGTATTGGGCATATTCATATTTTATCAGGAACCCGAAAAATCATATTGGAATACGCTTAAGTGTTTTCTAAATTTATCGTTGGGTCTAAAATCGACGGATATATATAAATATTCCATTTTAAATTATAGAGAAGATTTAGGTTATCTTGATATAATTTCTTTAATTTTGGAAGATATAAGTAAAATCAAACAAACAACCTATCATAATATTATAATTTATATAGAAAATAGTATATTGTTAGCTACAAATTATCACAAAGATATATTCTGGTATAGAATTTTTGATATATTTGATGTAGAATATATAATTTATTTATATAAAGAACAATTAGATTTTGATCCTTTTCTATTTCAATACCGTATATCATGTCATAATGAAAATCTTAAAATAGATGATACAAAATTAGATCATTCTTTAAAAAATCAACTAATAATATTAGATAATATAAATATAGAGGAATTCTGTAACTGTATTTTGAATTGTACATTTAAAATAAGATTATTAGATTATATAGTCGAGCGATATACTCTAGATGAACAATTGACAATATCTTATACTAATTTCATACCAACGAATGAAATTTATTTATTAAATAATTTTTATTTATTAGGTATAAATAATAAGATAGATAAATCAACAATAATACCAATATTTGTTAGTAATGTAAGTTTTAAATTATTAAATATATTATATTCAGAATTAAAATCACTTCAAAAAAAAAGATTATTAAATTGTTTATTAATTTAAATGATAGTTAGAATTAGTTTTCTCTTACTATCATATATATTTTATCTAATGAATGATTTAATTAAATTTATAATTGTAATTGTTTTATTAACTACTATTTATTTATATATTGACACGAAAAATAGCAATCTAATATATGAACGTGCTGAATTAGATGAAAATATGTATTTAGTTCGAAATGTGGAAGATAAGGCAAAGGCAGCAAATTTATTAGCCGCGATTCGTCAAAAATTAGAACGTGTTATTCATTATTTAGTTCAAAAATATCCGGATAAAGATAATGTAGCACGTTTAAAAATTAAGTTTCGTCCAGAAAATATTGAGGAGAGTGAGGCCGGTAGTAAATATACAAGTTATAGTGTAAATAAGGGTGAAAAAATAGTATTTTGTATTCGTTCAAAAGATAAAGAGGCAAGATTAGAAGATGAAAATTTATTAGTATTTGTAGCATTACATGAATTGGGACATGTTATGACTTTATCTACAGGACATACTGATGAGTTTTGGGATAATTTTCGTTTTTTATTAAAAGAAGCAATAAAAATAGGTGTATACAAAAGACAGGACTTTAAAAAAAATCCACAGAAATATTGTGGAACTAAAATTACCGATAGTCCGTTAGATGAATAAAATAATAATGTGCACTAAAAATATATAGTAATGAATTATCAAAATAATGGTCGAATAAATATGATAGATAGGAAAATATATCCCGACTATCAAATGTTTTATGAACAAAATAATGGATTAGATCAATTTAAAAATGAAGCTATTCGAACAATTTTACAGCGAAATCCATTAAGTAATGTATTTTTTAGTAAAGAAAACATAGACTATTTACAAAATAAAATAATTAGTCGTGTTTATGAATTATCGGGTAATAAACATAAAATAGGCAGACAAAGTGATACTGAACTACAATTAGTTATGCGTTCTATATATTTACAATTTAGTCTTAATCAAATGTGTAACATACGTGAGCAAATACGTCAACTAGATGAATATGTCATTAATGCGGTATGTCCGGGTATTTTGTCCGCAATAGAACAATATAAAAAATATCAAGAAGATATAAGCAAAATTCCTGATCCAATTGAACTTCCTAAATCATTAACAACTAAGGGTGATCGGTCATTAGAATTACCAAAATGGTTTTAAAAATTTGAATTTAAATATAATTTAATATTTATATTTAAATGACATTTAGATATTATTTGGGAGAGTTAAATACAGAAACTAACTTGTTCAATAAAAACATTGAACAAGAACGTTGGCAAAAGTTAAAATCTAATAAAACAAAAATAACAAATAATCCGATTACATTATTACAATATTACACAATTGATCGATGTTTTATCAAAAATAAATTTAATGGTAAAGTTTTTACTGAAAAATATAATATAATAAAAATAAATGATGATAATACATTAAAAATTGAAATAGAACAAAAAGAATTACCATTTTTTCCAACACAATATAATTACTTTAATAAACAAATTCATCATGTTGAAGAATATCGAGACAACTCAGGTAATATAATAACATTTTCAAATTATAAAGAAAATGGTATTGATTATTATGAAATCTATTCGTCTTCTCCTATTTCTTCATCTTCCTTGTAATATTCATCTTCAATTTGTTTAAGTTCACGTGCTAATTGACTAGCTTTTTCTTTAAGATTATCGGCTAATAATTGAGTTTTTTCAGCTTCTTCGAATGCTAAACGTGCTTCTTCTTTTTTTTGTTTAAGACGTTCTCTAAATTGAATACGATTTAACATATCATTTTTATAATCATTATTAGGAGAAACTTGTTTTGATATTACTTCAGTTGCGGGGATTACAGCATTATCTCTTGGCCGCATCAACATAATTTGAATAACATCTATATCCATAATGCATTGTTTTTTTAAAAATTTTAATCCATTTATACGAAAAACTAAAACCACTTTATTACCTTCGGTTAAATCTTTATATTCCAGTAGATTTTTTTTATCATCATATACTTTTATTTCTATTTTTTTACGAATATATGGAATAGCTATTTTTAAAATACCATTATTTAAATTACTTATATAAAATTCATTAATTGCTTGATAAGGTAATTCTTCGTCAAACCAGTCCTTACATTTTTTATGAATATAATCAATGTTATATTTATCTATACTTTCTATAAATGTTTGTAAATCAGTTCCACTAACATCTAATTCAATATATGCTTCCTTATCATTTTCAACTATACCACTTTTTAATACTGTATCTTTTGTTTGTATCAGTATATCAAATGGCTTGTCTGGATGACACACATAAATATTTCCGCGAAATTTACTTGGATTTTGATAGGATAACTCCTCAATTTGAAATGTTTTGTAATTAAATATCTTATACCCTGACATAATACTATCTATATATGTCTATTGAAATACTTTTTATATATTTTTTTAACGCAATCTTGTAATTTTTTTAACTATCCATTTATAATTCGCATCATTATAAATATCACTTAATTCTATAGTAGTCTTTAATAAATCGCCTTTTTCTATACCAAACATACTAACAATATTTCCTTTTTCATCTTCTATTTTGACATTTTTATCTAAAATTGTATTAAATGTAAAATTATTTGTAAAATTAGTTAGTAATGATGGAATTATTGTTTGTAAACGTTTTTCTATTTTTTTTAATAATTCAATAAAATCCATGTCTACATCTTTATTTAATGATAGTTTCATATAAAATTTTCCATATACGTTATCTATTCCAAAAGGAGTATGACCAATAGGTGTTTCTAGAGCTATTGGATACGCTTTATTTGCCAATATTAATCTTGGTTTTTTTTTATTTTTAATATTAGAAATTACTAAATTTTCTACTGGAAATGATAAAATATTATTGCTCATTATATAAAAAAATAATAGAATACCTAATATAAGATAATGTATATTCTATTATTTATATTACTATTACTATCAATAATTATTATTGGTCTTAGATATTTATATATTAAATATTCGCGATATAATCAATACATTTATCCAGAAGGGGATGTATATGTAAATTTTGTTTAATGAAAGGTTCCTTGAATAAGCCATGGATAAGCTAGAGCACAATTTGGGACTAATTCAACTATAGCACTTAAAATAATTAAACTGCCTAAATATTTATCATCACGCGTTTCACCTTCGGAAACTAATTTGTCAAACTCTTCTATTATTTCTAATCGTAATTTGTCAAAAGGTAAGTGCTTATAATAATGACTATCTCTTATAAACACATTACCAATTTTTACTATTTTTTTCTTTTTATTGGACGATAATTCCATTCTATAATCAAATAAGTCTTTTACTAAAAAAGTCAATCTCACCAATTCAAGATTTGTTAATGTCATAAACCATTCAATATCCGTATAATTATTTAATTCATCCATTTTTTGAAATACACTTATTACTTTATTTCGTAAAACAAATTGAGCATCTACTGGTAATATGTTATTTATTGTATTATGTATACCTAATATTTTACATAAATTATATAATTTTTCAATTTTATAAACTATTTTAGTGTCAAAGATATTTTTATTATATGGATTATTTATTTTTTCTTTATCCTTATTTAATTGAATATATTTATATATACTTTCTATATGAAATCCATAGATAAAACTATCTTTATCTTCTATCGTCATAAAATCATTTGGATGTATTTCATTTAGACTTTCAAATAAATATATATCTTA